TGACTGATCCAATCAATCCAGACCACTACCGCCGTGGCCCAGTGGAGGCCATCGACGTGATCGAAGCCGCCATCGCGGACGCCCCGCACATGGTGCCTGCTTACCTGCAGGGCCAAGCGTTGAAGTATCTGCTGCGCATCTGGTGCAAAGGCCATGCCTTGGAAGACGCCCGCAAGTGCCGGTGGTATATCGACCGTCTGATTGCCAAACTGGAGGGATGATGCACCAGCTGCCCGGCCTGAATCTGATTGAACGCCTTGCGTTGCGGATTCTCACGCGCAGCAAGCGCACGGGTCTGGTGGTGGTGAAGCCTTACGGCTACTCATGCGTATACGTGGCAGCTGATGGCACGGATCCGGTCGCTGCGTATGTCACGGATGGGCCTGAGGAGCCGGCCAGCATGACGCTAGAGCGGATCTTCCATCAGCCGGCTTACGGGGAGGATGAATGATCAGCCTGCACGCTGGCCGTTTGCTGCTGGTGTGCAGCCGTTCTGATCGCAACTGGCACGCTCGTGTGGTGCTCGGCCCAAAGCCTGAGCATCAGCTAGAGATGGATACCGGAACGGTGCACCTGCAGACGGCACTGATCAAGGCGCAGCAGATCTACCAAGCGGCACGCAATCGCATCCGGCCAGTCGATGGGCCAATGATGTGCTGGGATTGTCACTACTGGGAGATGCGCCACCAGGCGTGCGGGTTGGCGTTGCCAGAATCGAAGCGTAGTGGCGGGCGTTATGCGTCCCGCTGTGAAATGTACGAACGTGCCGCGTGAGTGGGCCACACCTGTTCGTGCTGATTGGTGCCCGCTGATCCACGTATCACTTCAGGCGATTGATCGCCACAATCAACTTTGGTTTGTCAGCAGAGATCCATTTCACCTGCAGCAGGCGCAAGTGCTGCGGGAGTATGTCGGCAGACTGAAAACATGGATCCACCAGCAAGAGGCGCGGCAATGTTCGGACCTGAAGTGATCAGCCGCACAGATCGAGATGGCGGCTTTATTGAAACGCTGATGCCAGTGCAGGGCGAGATTTACTACCGCAGTTGCGTTGGTGGCATTTGCCGCTATAGCTCTGACCTATGGCAGGCCGAGCTGTATCTCGATCATCTGCTGGCCCGCTGATGCTGGACGACGTGCTGATCCTGATCGTTGAGTATTGGGTGACCTGCTGGATAGCGCTATGGGTGTGCAGCAGGATCCTGCCTTGATTGGGTTGCCCGGTAGCTGGTCCTCACGCGGTGCCAGCCTCGCCGCTGCCGGGCACAGCGGACGCCTCAGACCTAAGAAAGGTTGAGGCCAGAATCTTAGCCACCATCATGTAGCCACTGCGCGATAGCCCACTCACCCAGTGCAGTCCAGAAAGGTTGAGAGCGATACCAGTCCACCCATGGCTTATGGCCTTTGCTGCAGTTGCAACCCATGCAACAGGCCACCAGATTCGATGGCGTGGTTGTGCCACCGTGCGCCTTGGGGATGACGTGATCAATGGTCGGGCTGCGGCCCAGATCTGAGCCGCAATAGGCGCACTGATAATTCCAGGCCAGGAGGATCTGATCACGCGCTGATCGCCGTGTGACCAGTCTCGTCTCGTCAATCCTGTGACGATCCACCGAGATCAACTGGCAACGGGACGGCGTTCACCTCGATATCGATGATGTCGTCGTCTGATGGGATGAACTCCGCCAAGTGCGAATAGATATCCGCTGGCAGATCATCTGGGTCCGTGTCAGATCGATAGATCAGCTTGGCGGAGATCTCTAGGTAGAACGCCCGCATGGGCTAGCCGCCGCTTGGCACACGGTAGCGGTCGCAACTAAGTCTCACGAGACTGCAGAATTGCTATGGGATTCAGCAGCAGGATTCGCGCTACCGTCCCGCAATGCAATACATCCTCCGCATCGGCCCGTGGCATATCGGGCCGTTCGCCACCCACCAGGCTGCCAGCCACTTCGCCGAGAGCCATGGTTGCGACGATTACACCATGATCCCGATGGATGATCCAGCCGAGGCTCCGAGCAAGATCATTCGGTTGCGCATGGCGCCGCTCGATCACCCAATGAAAAAGGCGCCGGTGGCTGAGGCCAGCGCCTAAGTGCCTTGACTCTCCGAACGAACGCTAGCCCTTGGATCCAGTGACGCCCAGGTCTGCGTTATATCTTCCGGTTTCTGCGTAGCTGCGCTCCACAGTGCCACTGACTAGCAGGAACTTCATCTGGCCGATCCGCAGGCCAGGCCAGATCGGCAATGGATGCAGCCGCCGTTGGTTGCGTAGCTCCATGGTGAGTCTGCTGCCAAACCATCCGGGGTCAGCCCAGCCGGCTTCAGCATGATCCCAGCCCTCGCGTGCGCGGCTGGACTTGAGCACAAACTGAGCGCCAACATGATTGGGCAGATTGAAGATCTCCTGCGTTTCAGCCAGAAAGAACTCACCAGGCTGAATCCAGAACGGATCCTGTTGCGTGTGGCCATGCAGCTGCACCTTCTGCAGCTCCGGTGTCTTGGCTACCTCCATCATGATCTGGCCGCCCAGTGTCACGTCATAGCTCGCTGGGTTGAGTTGTTCTTCGTTGTATGGCGACAACATGGAATGCTGTTGGCACAGCCGGCGAATCTCATGGTCAGGCAAGAGAGCCATTAAATATGCCTCCAGGTCTTGCGGCGCAAGATCTCGTCAACAGTGGTGAAGCTTATCTCTAGATCGGCTGCCATGTTTTTAGCCGAGCATCCTCGTCTTGCTTTGGGCTTGTAAAGAGCACGGATGCAGTGCACTTGCTCTTCAGTCAGCTTTGCCCGTCCATTGCTTGAGCCATACTTGCTTTGTTCTTTATTGGTCTGCCACTGGCAGTTGCCAGGCTCATAGTTGCCCTTATCTCCAATGCGGCCGAGTGTCGTGCCGCTTGGGCGTTCGTTCATGTCTTCAAGAAAGTTTGAGAATGAAAGCCATCTCTCGCAGACGGTAACGCCAGCGCCGCCATAGTGCTGCCATCTCACTGAAGACGGCTGAAAACAACGGCTTTTCATGGCCAGCCACGATTGATACGTAGGCGAATAGCCGTTCGTTGCGTGGCCGTGCTTCTCTTTTGGTCGCATCATCTTCAATACTCCCAGACGACCTTAGGCCGCCCTTGCCGGATGCCGGTGTGAATAAATCCTTTAGGCGCTCCCTTGCCGGTGCTGTACGGCCAGTGTTTGATGCACCACTCCTGCAGCTTGTAGGTGTCGACTCCTTGGATGTACCAATCCACAGCGCCGACGCCAGGTGCGTTGTAAAGGTGCTCGCTGCCACTGGCTCCGCCGACTGAGCGATTCACAGCTGCCGGCCTGAAGCCGCTGGTGATGATGATCGGCTTCCCGCCGAATGCCGTGCGGGCACGCTCCAAGAACGCCGCTAGCTCGGCGGCAGTATCGAGCTGGTACTGATGCTGGAATCGCCGCGCCTCCTGATCCAGCGCAAACTCGCCCAACCTGATGTGCGGCGTAATCCGCGCATTGAATGGGCTGCTCGGGCGCAGCTTGGCAGTTTCAGGTTCAGCCGCGGCCTGATGCTGACCCCACAGCTTGCCCTCTGCCCGGCGCCTCCGCAGCAGGCCTGCCTCAACATTGGTGCCAGGGTTCCTGTACAACTCAAGCGCAGCAGGCACGGCAGCCCAATCACGGTCACGCAGGCATCGTGTGATCGTCTCGAATCCAGCGGTGCCATAGAAGCCAGCGCCGAGGTTGTAGGCAAAGCTCACCAGCACTGATCGCTGGTTGTCATCCATCACCTTCCAGTGCGGGATGGTGGTGCGCAGCTTCTCGGCGATGCGATCTACCTCCAGCCGCAGCAGCATGTCGGCCTCGATCACGTTGATCTTGTCGCCACGCTTCACGGGCACGCCGCCGCTGTAGCGGGTGGTGCCATAGCCGATAGTCCAAGGGTCGCCGCCGCTGAGCGGGTCGGGATATGCCGAAAGGTGGCAGCCCTCAAACTCCTTAATCAAGCTGATCGCGCCGCTTAGGTCGCTTTGCTTTCCGCCTTGGCTCCACGTCTGGAACCACTCGCGGTCGCGGCGCATCACGGCGTCGTAGCCGTTGGCGGATAAGTCGGCCTCTAGCTGCTGAATCGCGGCGCTCTGGTGCGGCAGTGCCTTGTAATACCTGAACAGCTGCTGCAACGAGATTGGCGCGTCGTTGGCCATGATTCAGCGGCGCTGCTTTGGGAAGGCCAGCTGCAAAGCCTTGAAGATCAGCTGAACCCAGCTATTGGACTTGAGCGGTGAGACTGCAATGATCTCGCTGCCTGCTGCAACGATGATGGCAATCACCGCAATGGTGGTGGCCTGATCCATGATCAGCACGATGGTGGACGTGCTTCCAACTTAGAGACGCGCTGCTCTACCGTCGACAGCCGCCCGAACGTTTCTTTTCGATCTTCCTTGATATCGGTGTGGAGCACCTCAAGCTGCGAGGCGATGTGCTCTACTGCTGAGGTGAGTCTGATCACCGCCTCGCGGGCTTCATCAGATTTGCGACTGAAGCTAGCAGCACCCATGGCTGCGACTGAAATTGAAGCGCCGGCAATGGCGGCAATGACTTCGATCATGGCGCCATGGGGGTCCGGTTCCAGCTTACCGGCCTTGCCCGCGCAAGGGTTTCTTGCCGCGACGGCGTGGACGCGACCGCTGGCCATAGCCTTGCCGTGTGGTCTTAGGTGGACCGGATTGATGTTGCAGGGCGCCGGTGCCGGTCTTGCTGCGGACTGCCATCAGCTTTTACCAAGGCAGTCCGGAGGCAACAGACGGTGAGCGCTGCTCATTGATTTGAGCTTGAAGCGCCGCCTCGATTTCGGCAACCTTCTCACCAGTCAACTTGTGCTTGACCCACTCAACGCACAACTCAGGGAAGAGAGCGTTGTAGGGGATGGTGTCGTCGGGGGCAGGAGGCTCAAGGCCAATCGAGCCATAGGCGCCAGCTGAATAGGTGTCGTCTTTGGCGTCCACGGTGTAGTGAACCGTATGCACAATCCCGTCAGCGACGGTGCGTTCCATGTTGGCGATGTTCCAGGTGAAGGTGATTGCCATGGATCAGTGGTGATGGGTGGAGTTTAATCCGGGTGACAAGTGAAGGTGACTACTCACCGAGCAAGTACCGAGCAAGTACCGAGCAAGTACCGAGCAAGTAGTGAGTAGGACTACGACGCCTCAAGGGCTGCAACTTTATAGATTCACTGCATTATGCTATCCAGCGAATAAATGCTCTGCCACCTTGCGTGGCCGACATGCTGGTTTTGTTTCTAATTACAATTTGCGTTCCAGACCAAATGGCTTCAAAGCCTTGATTGGCCCCCGCAGAATGGTTAACGTCTTTGATCACCGTTATGGTATTTGTATAAGAAGACCAGCATGCGGAGTAAAACCCTGTATGAGTATTTGTAGCACCGTTGTATGTATTACCTACGCACACTATTTCTGCCATTAGTGCCCCCGAAGGGGGAGCGGCAGCAAGTTGTGTAGCATTGTTTCCACCACTCCCTCCATCAGCGCTATCTCCGGCTCTAAATGTTCCGGCAACTTGTAAAGTTGCAGTGCCAGAAGACGTGCCAACTAACAGGCGTCCCGAGCTGTCGATGCGAGCGCGTTCGGTGTAAGTAGAACCAGGCGTAGATTGAGTACCAAATGCAAGACTTTGCCCGGAGCCAACAGAAAGAAGACCAACGGAAGCCGCAGGAGTGCCAAGGCGAACGGTTGCGTTGGTAGCGTCAGTCAGAGTGAGTTGAGTAGAACCCGCAGCACCTTGCACGGATAGAGCTGTGTCAGGCGAAGTAGTGCCAATCCCTAATCTCCCACTGGAGTCCAGGCGCATCCGCTCTGTGGTTGATGCAGCGCCATTGGAAGTTGTGGTAAAAATCAGACTTGTTGGACGGCTAGTACTTGTATTCCAAGTCCCGCCATCACGTTGTCCAATAACTTCTGCAGCAGAGTTGTGACCACTATCAGTGAATTGCAGGCGACCAAGTTGATCGCTTGTGCCAGGAGTCGTGTTCCCTAGGGCAATATTGACGATGCCAGTACCAGTGCCTAAAGCTGAGTTTCCTTGGAACGTCGCAGTATTTACATTAGTGCTAGAAGATGCGTTGATTAGCAATCTTCCGGAGCCGTCAACAAACAACCGCCCAGTGCCATTAGTCGAGATGGCTACTTGGTCTGCGCCGGGGGAATAGATGCCGGTGTTGGTGTCGCCGGTAAAGGTGACAGTTGGTGCGCTTGCAGTGCCTAATGCGTGACTAACGATGCCAGTGGTTTGCACCGTCTGGCTGCCAAAGTCCGGGCTGATCTTGGTGCCGGCGATTGCAGCGCTGGCGTTTACGTCGGCGTTGACAATAGTGCCATCCAAGATCATCGTGCTGGTGACCTTGCCGCTACCAATAGCAGTGACACCGCTACTGTTAATCGTTACATCTCCAGTCAAAGCAGTGGCAGTTGGCACGTTTGTTGCATTACCCATCAACACTGAACCAGCCATAATGCTGGCCAGTTTGCTATGAGTAATCGCAGCCGTTGCCGAAATATCGCCATCAACGATGGTGCCATCTGTGATGTTGGCACTTGTGATCAGAACACTGCTGCCCAGCGAAGTGGCATCCAATACTTTGGTGCCGTTGATTCGATACTCCTTACCATTGGCGATATTTACGTGTTCGCTCAGCGTCCACGCATCAGTGGCATCCACCCAATTGATCGTTTTATCGGTGGTGCCTTTCAACGTGATGCCACCCCCATCAGCGGTTGCATCAGTCGGGGTGGCAACATCTCCGAGAATGACGTTCTTGTCTTCAACGACAAGATTGGTTGTGTTGATATTGGTCGTCGTACCGTTGACCGTCAGATCGCCGGTGATCGTCACGCTGCTATCAAACGTGGCAGCACCAGTCACGTCCAACGTGCCAGGTACGTCTACGTTGCTGGTCCACTCAACATCCGTGCCATTCGCGGCGGTCTGCAGCAGCTGGCGGGCTGTGCCATCAGCCAAACGGCTAACCGGAAGTTCAGCGCCTAAGCCAGGCACATACGCCAAGCTGTTCCACGCGCTGCTGCCATTACCGACCTTCCAATATCCAGTATCAGATTCCAGTCCGATCTCACCAGCCAGCAGCGTGGGATTCTCTGCTGTCCAGTTGGCAGCAGTATCACGGCGTTGCTTTTGAAGCGCTGAAAGAGTGATGCTCATGTCGCTGCACCAGGGCTGATGATGTAGTCACGGGCAGGCGTAGCAGCTGCCCCACCTGCATCAAGGATATAGTCCCTTGCTGGTGACGCACCTGCCAATCCAGCATCAAATACCAGATCGCCGGTGTTGATCGCGTAGGTAGTCAGCTCTAGCTCAATGCTCCACAGGTCGCAGGATCCATCCGTGATGGATGGGGCGCCTGCATAACGCCACGCGTAATCGCTCAGAATCGGGATTGGTGGCGTGGTGTAGCCGTTCCAGATTTCTTCTGATAAGTAAAAGATCCCAAAGGTTCCATCAACGCTTTGATAATGCGCTTTGATCAGGTCGAGATCAGCCTCGCTGATGTTGTTGAAGGTCAGCCCTAGGGTTTGATTGATCCGTCGGTTGCCCTGCCGATAGCCGCTGTTGGCGCCGGACAGCGCCACCTGCTGCTGCTGTGGCACATCGCCAGGGATGTAGACGCGGGCCGATGGGATGAGGGCAGGAAAGGCCATGGTCAGATTGGCACAGTTTCAAGCTCAAGCGTCAGGCTGTAGCGGCGAGGGGATGCGATGCTCACATCAAACGGGCCGCTGTAACGCCATTGGTAGGCCAAGCTACTGACAGGCGGTGTCGTGTATCCGCCCCATACTGCAGCGGAAAGATCGAAGGGAATCAGGCTGCCCTGCTGGCCAGCGTAGTGATCCAGGATTTGCTGCGTCTCTGATTCCGTCAGGTACTCATAGCCCAACGTCAGCTGCTGCGCGATGTAGCTGCTGCCCTGCTTAAAGCGCACCTCACCGCCACTGGTGCCGACATAGATCTGCTGCGCAATATCGCCCAACGTGAGCGACCGGGTGCGCGGTGCTAGCGAGGGGAAGGTTGCCATCACACCACTGTAAAGGTGCCGTTCAACACTTCATCACTGATCATGGCTTCATCGCTGCCGTTGACCGGGAACTGCGCCGCCTCGATGCTGGTGGTGCCATCGGTCTGGTGGTTGATCGCTGTGATCTGATACCATTCAATTTCGCTACGGTTGTCGCCAGTGCTAGTGATGCGCTGCCGGTCGATCTTAATAATGTCGGTTGGCTTCAGGCCAGTGGTTGAAAGCGGCGTTGCAAAGCTGATCGCGTGTACGGAATACTTGCGCCGCGCTAGATAGTGCTTGCCGTAGATGATGGCGTGATCGCGGTTGGCACAGAAATCAGTCAGATCAAACTGCTCTACGGGCGCATCTAGGCTCACGCCGCTGTAGCGCACCTGCACGGTCTGCTGCGTACCGATGGCGTCCGGGTCATTCTTGCGATAGAGCATCACCGCATTCACGTCCGTCTTGTCAGCCGCTGACACGTAGGTTTTACTGAATGACCCTGGCAGGATCTCGTCTTCTGTGAACGTGGCTGCAGGTGTCAGCGCAGTGGTGTCGATTTCTTCGCTGGCGTTCAATGGCAGCAGTGGCGAGAACTGATACTGACCACCATTGGACTGGAAGGACAGCAAGAAGTAAGGCGCGGTCTCACTGAGGAACTCAACAATGTTGAGCGACTCTGAGATCACACCGTTGAAGTGCATACTGTATTCATCGCAGAAGGCTGCGATATCTTGCAGATTGTCGACATAGATTGGCGCTGCAACGTCAGGATCTGTCGCGCTCACGCGCTTGTAGATCGTGAACAGGTACATCGCCAAATCGACCAGCTGGTTACTGGCGCCACGTGTATAGACGCCGCCAACCAAACCCACGCTATAAAGATCGACCTTCACGCCCTGCTCGTAGTACACCGATATCTGACGCGTAGTGGTCGGATAGCTGCCAGATTCCGGTGGATCGTAGATATCGCCAACCACCTTCAAGAAGGTGATGTCTGCATAGGATGAGTTATCAGCAGTTGGCGTGCTAGCGGGGTTGGCGTATTTGCTAACAACATATTCTTGTTGCACCCCCTCCAAAGTTCCCGTAGACGCGGGTTGCCCAGGGTCATATTGATTATCAACCCGATCTATAGTCCACACGAATGTCACGCTTCCACTGGTGCCGATACCAGACAGCTGTGCTGGAGTTAATGGAGGGATATAGCCAAGTAATGCAATAAAGTCTTGAACTACACCCACTCCTCCGCAGGCTGGGGGTGTTGGGTAAGTGGTTGAAACATTAAAAGCGTATTCAGTTCCAGGGGGGATGCTGTAGTACGTGTTCCATGCAGTTGTAATATCCGAGCCAGTTACATTGTCGAATATCTGAACAGTGGTAATAATTGCAGAATTGGTAGTGTCCCCAGTACCTCTAGCTACGGCGCGGTTTCCCCAATAGCTAGTTGCCAAATAATCAGCGCGATCTGTCCATTCGCCAGACGTGCCAAGCACTTCAGCCAAGAAGCTATAAGTATCATTCCCGCAATACATCCCAGCTCCCAATACCGGGCATGTGCCGGGGGAACCGGCCAACGTCGCAGCGCTGTTGTAGATGTTGCTGATCGTGATCGTTTGATCAGCCAGAAACGCCATGTTGCGCAGGCCAACCCATACGCGGTGCTTCACAGGGCTGCTGACGATCTCACCCTGACTGACCGGGAACAGGAAGCTGCCCTTAAAGAAATAGGATCCTGCCTTCACCAGCGACGGCTGCACCCACACTCCGCCGTTATCGCTCACGCGTTTGCCGAACACAATCGGCACCGTCTCACCGGCGGTTGCAATCTTCTGCTGAGCACCTAGGTCTGCTTGTGGAGCTTTGCGGTTTGCTGGTGATTTGTCCTGCTGCGATGCTGATTGATTGGGCGCCGTTTTCTGCTGCGGCGATGCACATTCGCCTTGCTTCACGCGATAGATGATCCAACCCCTGCCGCTGCCAGATGGGCGCTTCGCCCATGTCTGGCCGGGGTTTTTCTTCATGTTCTGCTGAATAATCCAATCAGAAACCTCGTCAGCTCCCTGCGGTCCGCGTCCCTGCGCTTCCCATGCGTTCATGATTCACACTCCTGGCAGGCATGAAGCGCCATGGCTAATACCATAGGCGGCACCACTGAAATGCACTTTTCGATGCAGTCAACGCCTGTCAGCTCAGCGCCATCCTCTGCGACATAGACCCGGCGATTGTTTTCAACATATAGCTTCACTCCGTCATGCTGGCTGCCGTCAGCGCATCGCACTTGCAGCTTCATGGCTAGAAGTTGTCTCATCGTCCCGTAAACCTCCCGACCAGATCAGATGCCACCTTGCGCGTTGGGATCTGTGGTTTGCTTTTGTCAATCACTGGACTGATTGCCCACGATACTGACGTGTCGTTCACTTCAGCGCCATCAATGCCGCCAATGTAACGACTGATCAATGTGGCGCTAGCAGGATCGAGCGCCTCTTCGCCAGCATCTTGTAGGTAGAGGGATGCAATCACAAGGCGCCCGGCGCCAATCGCAGTATCAGTCAGATCAATAATGTCGCCAGTTGCAGCGATCTCAACAGATAGCTCACCAAGGCTATTGGCTGATTTCAAGGAGAAACCAGAGACTGCAAATGGGATATAAACGAAATTGCCCTGCACATCGCTATCCACCGTCGAAAGATCCTGCGGCACTTGGTAGAAGTTCTGCCACCTACGCGTCGGCGCACGTTTGCCCGTGCTGATGTCATACACGCTGGTGCGGTCAGCGTAATATTCAAGGAAGCAGAGCAGATCGTAATACGCCATCACGCCATCCCCAGCTGACGGCGCACGCTGCCATCGCCAGCAATCAGGCTAAGCGTTTGATTGACGCCAGCCTGTACGGCGCGGCTCAGATCTGTAGTGGTCACGTAGTTGGTGCCATTCATCTGGGTAACCGGGCCAGTCTGGATATTGACATTGGCCGATGCAGGCATCACCACGCCGCCCTCTGCGAAACGCGGGATAGCAGCAGCGCCACGGACGCCAGCCATCCAGTTGGCAGCAAATGCGCCAGCCTTGGACTGCGGCACGATGTACTCAGGCTCCCCGCCTTCACCAACCATTGCAATGGTTGGACCGGTGACCACGCCACCCTCAGCAAAGCGTGGCAACTGCACGGGGCTAACAGTTGGAATCTTCACTCCAGGCACGCGATTGGCCGCGGCAATCAATGCGTTGATGGCCCGCACTGCTCCATTAATGCCACCCTCAATCGCGGCCATGATGCCGTTGAGGGCACCCTTCACGATGTTCAGCGCAGCAGTGAAAGGCGAAGCAATGATCTGCTGCATGTTGGCCCATGCGTTTTGAATGAACTGCACAGCTTGCTGAAAGGCGTTTTGCAGTGGCGCGATAAAGCTTTGCTGGATCCACTGCCATGCCATCTCGAATGGTTTTTTGATGAAGTCAAAAATACCCATCCAAGTATTGATGTACCAGTCAACTACCTGCTGACCGAGTTGAAGGACAGGATCAATAAAGACTGTCTTGAACGCCGTTGCAGCTGTAGCGATGGCTGAGCCGATGGCTTGAAAGGCTGCGCCAATCTGATCGCGGAAGGCGTAAATTGCAACACCAGCAGCAGCGGCTAATGCCACCCAGCCGACAGGGCCGCTAAACACAGCAATAAGTGCTGGGCCAAGGGTGCCAAGGGCGGAGATCAGCGGGCCAATCGCACCAGCCCAACCAGCAATTACAGCAGGTATGCCGACAATGGCTGCACCAATGCCAGCGATCAATGGGCCAAGCGTTGTGAACACAGCAATGATCGCCGTGATAGCAGGAGCCAATGCAATAAAGCCAGCAGTCAAAGCAGCGGCGCTAATCACAAAGGTCTGCGCCTGCGGGCTAAGCGTGCTGAACCACTGGCCAAGTTGTGTCAGACCCTGCAACAATCCGGTGATGATTGGCGTCAGGGCTTGAATCGCACCAGGTAACGAGGCACCCAGCTGCTGCGCTAACTGCGTGATGTATGGCAAGGCAGCTGTGATCGCTTGATTAAACGGCCCCGCCAGTTCACGCATGATCATGTTGATCGCGTCATTGAACTTATCGGCGGCTTGTGCCATCTCGGTAGTGATGGTGGCGCTGTATTGACTCATCGCCTCACGGCCACCGTTCAACATCGGAATCAGGTTCGCGCCTGATTTTCCGAAGATATCCATAGCAAGCGCAGTCTTTTGCGCACCATCTGGCAGCTTGCTGAACTTATCGGCAATGTCCAGCATTACAGCATCAACGCTGCGCACCTTGCCGCTGGCATCTACCGAGCTAACGCCAATCGATCTCAGCGCCTCATTTGCTTTTGATGCAGGATCGACAATGCCCTTGGCGAGCTTGCCCATCGCCTTGGCGACCTCATCCAAGCTGCTGCCGCTATCTTCAGCGGCTGCCCCAAACTTGCTAAGCGCTTCAACGCCTACCCCAGTTCTTTGGCTGAGATCGTTCAGGTTGTCGGCGCTATCAATTGCTTTCTTCCCGAGCACCGCAAGGCCGCCGACAGCAGCGGCGCCGAGCGCAGTCATGGCCGCAGCAGCTTTGCCGGCCATGCCTCCTAGCTTGCTAAATGCACTGCCCAACCCATTGGCCTGCTTATCAGCAGCACCGAGCGCTTTCTCTAACCCTTGGATCTGGTTGATGCCATCAACCTTGGCCTTAATGGTCAAGGCCGTTGTCATGTCCAGCGCCATAGGTCAGCTCTTGCGCTTGTTGACGGCTGCTACCACTGTAGCCTCGATGATCTGCAGATCACTCAACAGCTCGGCTGGATTGTTGGCGCCATACAGCTCGAACGCCCATCGCACTGCTGAATAGTCCAAACCGATGATCGCGCCGCTATCAGCACGCCATTGCGTTTGCACCTTGAGGAACATGCGCACAGCAGGCCATGCCTCCTCAAGCACCTCATAATCCTTGGCCGCTTTGCTGGGTGGTGGTGCGATGCCGAGCACGGCCGCATCCTTGGCCGTCTCGTCAACCTCAGTGCCGGCCACCCAGTGCTCAGCGGCCCCGATCAGTTTTTTCTCTTCAGCTCCACAAGCGATTCAAAGAAGGCGTTGATCAGCGCTGGCGCCATCATGGGCACATCCAGCAGCATGGCCTTACTAGCTTGGCTGAATGGCACGGGCTCGCCATCGCCGTCAACGATGCCTTCCCAACCAACCAGAATCTCCTCGGCAATGCTCTGATCGCTGATATCCACAGCCGGATCCTCGCCCCGCTCAGTAGCCTTCAGACGCTTCTGCACCAGCTCTTGGATCTCATTGATCCGGCTCTGAGGCAGACGCTTGAACTCAGCGTCAAAGCTCTGCCGTTCCCGCTTACCACCGTTGGCCGGAAGCTTAATGCTTACCGGCCAGGTGTAGGAGTCGGACTGCTTTAGGACAAAAGCCACGCGGATCAGGTGAACACAATCTCCATCTCATCATTGCCCGAATCGGTCGGGGTGGCAATGTACGGCAGGGTCAGCATCTGGATGCCGTCCTCATCGCTGTAGGACGGATTGCCCAGATCGATCTGCCCGGCCGTGAAGGTCACGATGTTGCCGGCGGTCTGACCATGCTGGAAGGTCAGGTTTCCGGTGCTGTTGCCAGTGGCATCCGTAAAAAAGTTGTGCGTGCCAACGGGCACGGCCTCAATCATCACCTCGCCAGCGGGGGCGCGGTTGGTGATCAGCACTTCCTTGGTGCAACCCACTAGCTCGCGGTACACGATCTCATTGGCCAGCTCAAGGCTGAAGCTTTGCAGGCAGCCGGCATAGCTGAACACTTGGAAGCCGGTGGTATTGCCCTGCTTGAACACCACAGGATCAGCCTGATTTGCGTAGGTAGGGCTGCCCAACGCCACGTCAGTAGGCGTGTTGTAGATGCCGGTGAACTCAAACGCGATGGTTGGGATCTCGCCTACTGCACAGTTCAGCGAGAACGTGCCGCGGCAACCGGTGGCTTTATGCAGCACGCCATCGTTATTGAAGTAGATGGTCACCGACTTAGGCGATGCGTCGCTGTTCGGCTCATAGGTCACGCTTGTGCCAGCGCTCACCGTCTCAGTGAAGCTGCAGGCACGCAGCAGCGGGCCGTAAGCAGGAGCGGTGCCAGCGGTGCCAGAACCTGCCAGTTCTACCTCGAAGTTGATTAGCACCCGAGTCTGCGCCAGCAGTTGCTCAGATTGGCCGAGATAAGGCCGGATCAGTTCACGGCTAACGGTCTCAGCCTCAAGCGGCGTAACCTCGATATTGCGAACCAAGATCGCGTTGCTGCCTACAAGAGGGGTCGGATCAGTCCCGTAGGTAACTTCCAGTTCAGCCAGCAGCAGCTGGCGGCGAGAAAGCAGCGGCATGGCTTAAGGCCGGATGGAATCTTTCAATCCATCGTAGCCGGCTCAGCTTGTAGTCAGATTCGTGACTGAAGTGCGATAACGCACAAGATATTCGCAGCCAATCACGCCAGCCGGCTGATCAGCCTCAACCATCTCAAAGCTGACAGATCGCGGTTGCACATCAATGGCATAACCGCCGAGCGTTAGGTCGGCCATGATCTTGCTGTGCAGCGATTCCACCGTGGCATCAGCCTGCTGATCCGGCACGTTGCCGCGCACGATCACAGCGATCCGCACCGTCAGGCTCCAGTCCAGCGTGGGCAGGCTGGTGTTCTGCTCAGCTGTGTCGTTGATCGGTTCGATCACGATGGCTGGGCTTTCGCCACGCGCCAGTGGTTCAACCCTGCTGCGGTAGATCCGCGTGCTAACGCCAGTGGTGCCAGCCAGCGTTGTAGCGATCTGAGCCAGGATTGATTCCCGCTTGGTTGTCATGCTGATGCCACCTGAACCACTGTGCAGATAATGCCTGGAACGCTCGGGTGCGCGAAGGGACTGGTGGCCGCAGGCTCAGCGTGAATGTAGGCATCGGCATTACTGGTCGCCCAGATCAACTCGATGTAGTCACGGGCCTGCAGCTTCAGCACAAAGTTCACAGTGCCGATCACGTTGCCAGCTGTGCCGCCATGGCTTGAGATGATGCTGAACTTGCTGTCACTAGCGGGCACATCACCTGACGCACCGCTGTCGTTCTTGCGCAGCCATACGTTGATGTCGTGGATGCTGGTGTCGGTATTGCTGAACTGGATCGAGAAGGTGAAGCTATAGATGCCCGTATGGTCAACCGTGATCCGAGACTGACTGGCAATGTTGATGCCACGATTATCGGTATCAGCAGAGCGCAGCAGAATTGAGGTTGGAGTATTAGCCGTCGCTGTTTGCGAGGTGCTATCCCAGAAGCTGGCCCAATACCCAGTCCCACTGAAATAGGGAAGCTGATTCCATGGCGTCTTGCCGTCGCCAATCTTCAGATTGTTGTCAATGCTTTCGAAGCCAGGCTCTCCTGCCATCAACACTGGATTCAGCGTTGACCACTGGCTTTTGCTGTTGACCTTGAATGGGCTGCTCATGTTTTCTGAAGCCCGATCTGAACAAACTTGCCATCGTCTAGCAGCATCACGTCACGCACGGTGTAGGCGACCGTTGCGACGGTAATTGAACTGCCGCGGCTTAGGTTTCCGAAATCGGACGCCTTAGCCATCAGTGTGTAATCAGTACTCAGCACCATGCCGTCAGCCAATACTTGGCTCGGCATGTCCAAGATGCCCAGGGCAGTAACGGCGCCAGCTGTGCAGCTGACGCCGAAATCTGCCAGGAAGATATCGAGATCTTCCGTGAGTGCCATCAGCTGTACTTCTTAGAGCCGAGGGCCACCACCGAAACAGCACCGGTGCCAGTGCCACCGGTAACAGTGAAGAGCACGCGAACGTAACGACGAAGATCGTTGCTGTTCAGGTAGATCTTCTCTTGAAACGCGGTGTTAGCAGCAGCAGCAGTGAAGCCGCCACCAGTCACGTCGACGAAATCGCCAGAAGTGGTGGTGTTGCTGTGCTGGATCTTGGCAGTCAGAGTGACGCCAGAACCGGCAGCAGCAGCATCGATGATAAAAGCAATGTCACCCTCATAATCCACCAAATCAACGTTGGCGGGGGTGCCGGCACCAGTGGAAGCAACCACTGCGTTGTTGTGCAGCTCAAGCAGATCGGTTTTCGATCCGAGGTTGTGGATGGTCATTGGGTAGATCTCCTGCGCTTGGGCGCTGATTTAGGGGTGGGAGCCTCTACTGGCTCTTCAATCTTGACAGGTGCGGCAGCAGCTTCAACAGCTTTGCCAATACCGATCAGAAGCCTGGCATCAGAGGGGGAAGCCTCTAGGACTTCCCCGACGTTTGCCACACGTCCGCTCAGCATGGTCTGCCTAAGGACGCGGATCAACATGATCAGAGGTTGTTGTTGCCGCGGCTGAAGGATTCAGGATGGCGAACAGCGATGTCCACATCCTGCATCGCAACCACGCGAACGGTGCCGCTGGTGCTGTTGGTGTAGGGGTCCACCATGATGTCCAGGCCGGAGAAGTAACCGATGATCAGGTCGGCAAAGTTGCCAAACCACAGATCGCCAGCTGCCACTTGATTGGAGAGAACGCCGGTGTAGCCGTTCACTTCGCCGCCTTCCATGATGAACATGCCGGAACCGGTGTCCTTGCTGGTGGTCTTCAGGTAACCACGCATTGCAGCGTTCATCAGGTAGACGGGGCTACCCAGCAGAGCGTTGGCGGTTGCCACGTCGCTCTCCAGTGCCACCACCTCAGCGAAGGTGGGAGCGTCAGCAGCGAAGTTCTCGGTGCCGATGCCGGTGGTCAGCTTCAGGCCGAGGGGCTCGCCGCTGGAACCGGTGCCATAGAGACCGGCCAGGTCGATCTTGAGAGCAAGCACGCTGGCCAGATCGGAGCGCACCATGTTCTCCACGTCGATGGACGACTGGATCATCAGGCGACGGCTGTAGTCGGTGTAGGCGGCCACAGTCTTAGGAGTCAGGCTCACCTGATCCACGGTCTGCTGGGACTCGGTGGGAGCACCAGACTCAGCCACCCAGTAGGCGGTAGCAGCGCCGGACTGGCGGGGGATTGCCACGTTGCCGGTAAGACCGGTTAGCACGGTGGCGCCAGCCTGATCCAGGGCAGAGGCGTTACGCAGCAGATCGATGAAGCTGCCAGCGTCCAGATCGGTAGCAACCAGGTTGCCGCCAGCGGTAGCAGCACCGACGTTCAGGTCACGGCGCAGCACATCCTGAGGAATGGTGATACCGCGGGACTGGCGGCCAAGCTTGGAAGCTGCAGCCTCAGATGCCTCGATTTCGAACGCAGCGGCCTCACGGGCAGCGCGGTCGGTGGGGTTGGCCAGATAGTTAATGGCACGCAGGAAGGAGAAGCTGCGGCTCTCCTTCTCAGTCAGGCCGATTTCGGCGGCGCTCATGTTCACAGGCTCCTGTTTAATGTCGAGTTTGTCGAGCACAGCAGCGCGAGCCTCGTCGATAGAACGACCAGATTCGATCAGCTGGCGGCCGAGGTCGGCCATGTCGTGCTTATCGCACAGTGCAGAGATGCCAGCGATGCGGGAGCGCTCAGCCTCAGCGGCTTCGGCCCGCACCACTGCCAGATCAGGGGTGGTGTTTTCCATTTCAGGAATGGGATCGGGTGTAGGTGCTGCCGGAGCAGCTTGCTCGGCCTCAAGGGATCGGCCAATACCGACGCCGGGGTCAGCCGGCACCGATACAACCGAAACCTCATAAGGAGACCAGGCAGTAGCAACAAAGTCGCCACTGCCGCGCTCCTCCATTTTGTCGATGGAGTAGCCAAAGGAGACGTTGCGTAGAACGCCGTCCTTCACATCACTCAGGACTTCCTGAGCGAAAGGGTTGCGGCTGAACCGCACACGTGCATAGCCGCGACGTTTCTTGCCATCGATATAGGCGCGTTCAACAACACCGATCACACGATCCGGGTTGTGGTTGAACAGCAGCGGTGCCCCATCGTTCAGGCGGCTGAGATCGGCAGCCGTGGCCTCATGGCTGAGAATCTCGTTGCCGAAGTAACGGGCAACAGGAAACTCAGAGCTAAATGGAAACTCATAGGTGCGATCCTCAACCTGATCAAAGGTTGTGATCTCAGCCCGCTGGTGGCGGCCGATGCCGGGCATATCGCGCTGCTCGCCGGTTGCCTCTTCAAACATGATCGGATCCATAGCGTTATCGGCTAGCCACTGCCGCGCCTCTTCAACGCTGAACTGCTGGGCATCAAAGCGCACAGCCTGTATCTCGCTGACACCTTCCTTGATGCCATAGATAAAATCAACGCCTTCACCGCCAGCGTTGTTCTCTCGCCGCAGTTCGTCATACTGCGCCGGATCTGTCATCCGTGCAGCATGTTCGTTGGGATAAGGCCGTGCCTCTTCCATCTTTCTATCCTGCAATGCCTTGATTCTATCCGTGGTCTCCATCAATCTTCAGGCGCCTCCGTTGGATCCTCTAGAACCGATTGCTCTTCATAGCCTTCGTCTTCCAATGGTGGTTGAGTCTCATCAAAAGGTGGCGTTGCACCCATGCTCACCGGAGGTTGCACGCCACCGCCACTGTTGACTTCGCTTGGATCGGTGTCAACGACGATATCCATCTCATCCAACATCGCCAGTTCCGCCTGACGTGCCACCAGCACATCCTCAAGGTCGCCGCCCTGTTCAGCGATTACCTGCCCCAGGGTCTTGAAGCCACAGCGCACGGCCGTCTTGTAGGCATCCACCTCACGCTGCGGATCCACCCATTCCCAGCTGCGCGGTACCCAGCGGCTGGCGCGATAGCGATCCGGGTTTGTCTCATAACCAGGGAGGCTCAGCGCACCGCTCAGCACAGCCATATCGAGCCACGCCTCAAACACCTGCTGATGGAAGTTCTCCACCATGTACCGCTGCAGCACGCGGTACGTGTCCCGCTCCTCAAGCAGGCTCAGACGGCTGCTGCTGTAGTTGCTCTCTGAGAAGTTCTTGCTGATGCTCTCGAACGACACGCCGACACCAGCAGCCACAGCACGCAGCATCGAACGCGTGAATGGTTCCAGCTGGCCATCAGGTGCATTCAGATCTGGCACCGATACCGATTCACCAGGCGCCAAATACTTGAACACACCAGGCTGAAACTCGCTAACGCGCTCACCCTCGTAAATCTCATCGCCCACCAGTTCGCCCTCTGGCGATTGGATGAATCCCATCAACGCCGAGCTAGCCCGAGCACGCACCACCTCGGCTTCCTCGTAGCCCTGCAGCATGTGCAACCGCATCAGCGCCGACGCGAACCATGTCACGCCACGGGTCTGCCCCGGACGCTCAGGCAGGAACAGATGGATCACCTCATCAGCAGGCACTCGCACGCGCTTGCCATTGCTGCGGTTCGGGCCCGCATAATTGTCACCAGGGTGGTTGGCATAGAAGTGGTAAGCCTGCGGCCGTAGGTAGCCATCAACTTCGATGCCCATCCGCACCGTGTTGCCATCCTTGGCTTGCGGCACGTCGTCATCGATCAGGTAGTCCGCCTCCAGCACCTGCAACGCGAACGGCACCTTGCTGTCACCGAACGGACGCCGGATCATCCGCACGAACACTTCGCCGCTCTCAGCCAAGCTGCGCACCAGCAAGCGTTCAATATCGTGAAAGCCAAGGATGCCGCTCACATCACAGCGGCTCTTGTGCATCCACTTTTCCCACTGCTCGTGGATCTGGCCGTTAATCGCCTCATCCAACTTGCCGCCACGCAGCATCCGTACCTGCCCCTGATGGCGGATGCCATGCCCGATCACATTGTTCTGGATCGCCCGTAACGCCTGCCGCGCATAGTCGTTATCACGGCATAGCTGCCGCGCTCGATTACGCAGCGCCTTAAAGCTGCTCTTAATTTCGCTGTCGGCACTGGTGCCGCTGGTTACCCAGTCAGCGGTCAGCCTGCTAACGCGGGCACCCTGGTACGCCCGAGCACGCGGCCGCACCGGCTCGAATCCCATCGCCTTGAACAGCCGCGTGCGCAATCCCATCAGAACCTCACGAACAGATTGTGCGGATTGCCAAGACCATTGGCGATCAGCTCCGCCATCTGCTCTCGTTTGATCTCAGCCTTCAGCTTAGATTCACGCTCCATTAGCTCACCCAGATCCAGCTTGGTGAAACTGCGGCTGCCGATGGTGTACTGCTTGGCGCCGCCGCTGATGATCGTGCGGATCGCAGCCTGCACAGCATCGAGATCAATCTGCGCTTGGCTGCGCCCATCAAATGCCCCCGGTGTGCCGGCATAGCTCAGTGCCCGCTCAACCGTCAGCTGGCCAGCGCCCAGCGTGATTACAGATCCAGCCTTGCTGGCAATCGCCTGCCAATACCAGGTGCCCGCGTCAAAGCCGCCGCTGGTCGCAGCGCTGATCGTGAACTCCCACCCAGTCCCATAGGCGGTGCCCGTAACACTGCTTCCTTCGCTTGCTGTATTAGTGCGCAGCCAATAGGTCAGCGAATAGTCCGCGCTGCTGACCACATTGCCCAAATTGTCCGCACCCTCAATGTCCCGCCACTGGATCGTGTCGCCGGCCTGAATTGTGCTGGGGATGTTCACGGCCTACCAGTTGCTGACAAACGCAGACGGGGCGGCAGGCGCCGCTTTCTTCCTTGATCTTAGCGGTGCTTTCTTGCCCTCTTCCAGCTGCACTCTCAGCTGTTCCCACATCGTTGCCTGATTCATCCGCCGCCCATAAAGCAACATCGCCGCATAGCCATACACCAAGCAATCCAACGCTTCGTTTCGATCCCCCGCTTTCTTCACCCACTCCCGAATCGGAAAGCCGCGGTGATATCGCAACGCTTGCCGTTCACTGGTCACCTGCTTGAAGTAATCCTCATCCGCAGCCATCCCGAAGTGCAGCCCACCCGTCGCTTGGTTATGGCGCAACCGGCCAAACAAAGTTGTCTTGATCGTGTCGGTGCCCAGCTGATACAGCGTCACGCCACGTTTGATCACCCGGCCACGCCAGTTCACATCCACCTTGCTGCCCTTGCCAACGGCAGCGCTGTTTCGCCGGCTGCTGCCCTTGATCGCAATCACGCCTTGCCCCACACGGTCGCGCACATACCGATACACCTCATGCGTGCAGTGGCCGCCAGAATCCACCGCCATCTGCGCGATCTTCAACGTCTTGCCGCTCTCGTGTTCCCACTCAGTCGCCAGCACTGTATCCAGCTGGCTCCACACCTCCGTCATCGTCGGGTCGCCCATTAGTTCCTGGTGCCACACCAGCCAGCCCGTCTCGCCCTCGCCCCATCCCCACACGCTCACCGCCAACCGGTTGTCCTGCACGTCGACGCCAGCAGTCAGCAGCACCACACCTGCAGGGCACAGCCCGCTCCTGTAATCCTGCCGCCGCTCCATCAAGCCATCGGCGCTGATCTTCGCCGCATAGTCCTCCTCCCATGTCTCCGCCAGCCGGGTATTCACAAACGCCTTCAACGCCGGCGCATCGCCCTTGGCCCTTAGAAAGTCCTCAACCAGCTGCTCCCAGCTGCACCAGCCCAGCGGGCTATACAACCCACTGAGCTGAAAGCCAGCAGTCCTGCCATTACCAGCCGGTGCCGTCGCACGCCATTCGCCACGGCGAAGCATCGCCGGCTTATGCAGTTCCTCGAATCGTTCGCCGCAGTGCTCGCACTGATAACGCGCAGTCTCCGGCCTGCCGTCGTCCCACTTCAACTGCCCCCACTTCAACCACTCCATCGCGCCACAGCTCGGGCACGGCACATAGAACCGCCGCTGATCGCTCCGCAAATACTCCGCCTCGATCCGGCTGAAATCCTTCACGGTTGGCGTGCTGGTAAGCAGGATCTTGCGCCGCGCAAACGTCGTCGTCCGTCGCTCCGCCAACGCAACCGGATCGCCCTCACCGTCCACATCGCTAGGAAATCCATCCACCTCATCGCAGAACAGATACCGGCATGGCGCTGATCGCAAGCCTGTTGCACTGTTCGCCCCAGTCAGCAGCATGATCCCGCCGCTGAACTCCTTGCTGAACATCGTGTTGCCAGAGTCCCGCGCCCGTGCCGGCGCGATCTTCTCTGCCAAGCACGGCGTCTCCGTGATCATGCTCTCCAGCCGCTGCTTACTCAGTCGCTTTGCCATCTCCACCGTTGGCTGCACGCACAACATCGGTCCCGGCGCATGGTCGATCACATAGCCCAGCCAGTTGCTGCCCGCCTCTGTCTTCCCCGTCTGCGCAGCAAACATCATCACCACCCGCTGCACCGTGCTCTCGCTGCTCAGGCAGTCCATCGGCTCTCGTAGATACGGCGTCCGATCCGTCCGCCACGGCCCCGGCTCCGCACTCGCCTTACTGCTCAACCGCCGATAACGATCAGCCCACTCGCTAACCGTCAGTGGCTGCTCAGGCCGCAGCCCATCGATGAAGCCATCGCGCCATGCGTTAGCCATCACACAGCTCCACCAGCGCACTGCGATGTTCCTGCGTCAGCACCTGGTGAATCACCGTCGGATCCGTCTCACCCGCCAGCTGATGGCTAAGTCGGTCGGCCAAATTAGCCAACGCCTCACGCACGCCGCGGCCAACCTTAAACGCTTCCTTCTTCACCTCCTCAGCTGGCACCAGCTCACCCCGTTGCTGCGTCACCTGCAGCTTTGCCAGCTCCGCCTGATAGTGCTCACGCC